CTCTTTAATGTTATTCATAACTTCGTTTACATTTTCTTTATCATTAACCGGTCTATATTGATTAGTATAAATTTTGTTGGTATCAGCAGAATCTTTTTGATAATACAATAAAGAACTATTGGATTCACCTTTATAATTAGGTATACTAAACTTTCCACTATATTGATCAAAATTACCCGCTTTTACTTTTCCATTAACATATGCACCATTAAATTTACCACCGATTTCCCATAAGTTTTGTGAATCATCTATCGCAAATGTAAGATTTGTTAATATAGCGGGCTTATCAATATAAAGATTACCGAATGTAAAATAAAATAAGTTTGGTTGAACCACCCCGTCATTATATCCAGCAGGAAATGTTAGATGCGCCAAATAATCTAATTTAGTCCACATTAATAATAATTCAGCTTGAGACATTGCATATACCTTTAACCCAAAAGATATTTTTCTCTCAACAGAAGAATAATTATAAAAATTAAACGGCGATCCAATCATTCTTGCAGATTCGAATGTTGGTGTATAACTTTCATTAAATGATGTTACAACCGATCGCATATAAATCATACTACCATCACTCATACGTTGAAATCTAAGCGGTATTAAATCTATATCTTCAAGCCCTTTTCCAGCGATATAATAATCGGTTGCTTCTTTAAGAGTCACTCGTCCAGTTTGATTTATTACATCCTTGTCAGAATATAATCCTCGTTTTGTTTCCAAATTTTCATCCTTATCACCATACAAAGTTTGAGCAGTATAACCTGGAGTAGAATTAGTATACGAAGGTAAATTATCTTTTGTGTTACCGTTTTTTCTATCACGACGTAATACAGGAGGCTTAAGAGCGTCCATATCTATAACCTTCCCTTTATCACCAATAACAGATCCCTTTCTTAATTTACTATTAGCAATATCCCACGCAGAAGATGCTCCGTTTGTAGAAAATGAAAATGCATCTATTACTTCTCCATCGGATGATACCGATTCATCAAATTTTATAGAAGTATAGGCAAATTCTCCACCTGAATAGAATCGAGTGATAAACATTCTCTCTCCATCAGAAGGTCTATTATAAGAGAATCCTAACTGTTCATTTTTTCCGACCGTAGTAGGTGTTCCAAATAATTTACTACGTAATGCATTCTTTCCAAACGTAATACCATTTCCCAATAATTGTTTTGCAAGTTGTTGCGGTGTACCACCACCACTATCTTTTAAGAATTTTCCTAATATAGTTCCTTTTCCGTCATTTTTAATTTCTCCAATTGTTATCATTCTATCAAACACAGGGTCGTTTTCGAAACGAGTTGCATATGATGTTGGATATAATGATTGTGGAATACCTAATTTAGAATTTATTGTGCTATTTAATTGTTCTAAACTATTAACAGAACCTTTACTTACTTTAGTCAACAATCTACCTATCAATCCACCAGTTTCTTCTTGTCCATTTGTAGATTGCTTCATAGCAGTTACAGTTGGTGTTGTTTTAGTAGTTAATCTAAGTAAGTTACTACCATATAATACAGTTGTAGAAATTGCTCTCAATGGACGCAATCCAACTAATTCTTCTTCAACTAAATGTTCTTTTGTTCTAGCAGTTAATGTTTCATTTAATCTTAATTTATTAATTGCCCAGAAAAATGGTTGCATCAATGCACTGTTAGATGAAACAGGTATATCCTTACTGTTTCTAACATCATATTTATCCGCCGATGTTTTTCCAGTATAAGGAACGGAATTACCATCCAATGGTTTTATTTCATTAAGCGGTTTTGTTTTAAATAATTCTAATATTGACTTGCCCATTTTTATATATTATGTTATCGGATATGATTCAACTATTTTTGAAACTCTCGATGTAAGTTTGTAACCATCCATATGAACTGCAATCTTACCCGCCACTAAATCTTGTCGCAATCCTTTTATTTCATTCAATAATGCATCTAATAATTCTGTATTACCACTTTCACCAGCTGATTCGGATGTAGTTGCTCCACCAACATTATCAGAAAATGCTGATATTATCTTCATTGCAGGTGCAGCTAATAATCCAGTTCCTGCTAAAGTGAACAAAGATTGTGATAATGCTAATATTGATCCTGCAAAGGCGAACATACCTGCGGCCGCCTCCATATTTGTCAAAGGAAGCATTGCAGTTAACAAAGAGGTTATACTATTATTTATAGTTGCAATTCCAAATGATATCGAGTCTATAATAGAAACGATTACGTCGCCAATTGAAGTAGTAACTGTCGCTACACCTTCTAACACAGATTTCCATCCTTTACCAAACGATTCTAGTGCAGGTGCCATTAAATTTAATGCATATGCAAATGGTATCAATGATGCACCTAATATTGCAATAGCAATCGCACCCTTTATCATAGCAGGAGTAGAATTACCTAATAATGAAGCCATTATTGCCAATGCACCAATAGAAGTTAAACCCATTGCAACACTTTCCCATGTCACACTAGAAAACTCCTGAAATGCTTTGGCTGCTACAAACAATGCTCCGGATAATATTAATATCGCTGCCGCGCCTTTCAACATATTACTTGCATTAAATCCTCCTGCTCCTTTACTAACAGTTTGCGTTTGCTTAGTTATATCAGGAACAACAGAAGATTTTCCTTCTGATAATCTTTTTGCTAAAACTTCTTTTCCTTTTGAAAAACTTCCACCGGCAAATTGCGAAGCAGATGATATACTTTCAGTCGCAGTTGTTACAGTCTTTGCTTTAAGTAATCCACTAACCCATTCCCATGTTTTAGAAGCCGCTGTTGCGATTCCTCTTCCCATACCCTTAATACCTTCCCATGCACCAGATAACATTGGCTTCAACGCACCAAACCCAGTTCCTAATTGCCCCGCTAATATAATCAATCCACCCATACCTTTCACAATCTCTCCACCAATACTATTTGAAATTGCAGTAAGAGTTTCCTTTATTGCGCTATAATTTTCATGTAATGCAGATTGTTGATTTTCAAGATTTTCTTGATTCGCATACATCTTATGCAATTCGCCAACACTTAATCCAATTGCATCCGCAGCCGCTTTTCGTTCGTACACATTCATTTTCTCCCACTCATGCTGTGATCCCAATTGTCTAACAACTTCCCTCATCATCCCTTCTTGATCACCCATCATTGCTAGTTCTCTAGCTCTTTGAAAATTCAAATCCTTTCCTAATAATGCACTTGCTTCTAATTCTTTTTCAATAGATGTTTCAAAATCCAATATAGAATCGGATATTGCGTTTACATCTTCTAATGATAATCCCAATTGTCTTGCTGCAATTGCCGCCATTCCTATATTACGACCACCATCTTTTGAATATTTAGCAAAGAACTCTGTATTTTGTGCGATATCCTTGAAAACAGCAGAAGGTGTCACGCCTCTAAGCATTGCAGTTTGTTGTAAACTCTTTAATGTATTCTTAGCAGTATCAAATGAATATCCTGAAAGATGACCGAAATTAGCTAACAACTCAGCTGATTCTTCACCACCTATGCCTAAATTTACTGCTAATAAATTTGTATCCAACTGCATACCAAATGAAACTTTTCTAGCATCACCAAGTGTTCTAACCAAACCCTTCATACTCTCACCTGCTTCATCAAACACCATACTTAATCCAGCAGTACCAAATCTATTTATTGAAAAATCAAATCCAACTCCCAAACGTTTATTAATCTCACCTACTTTAGATAGAATAGTACCAAACCCCATAACAATAGCACCAATTGCAAGTGATGGTTTTTTCAATGCACCGGTGATTCCTCCAGATATTGTATTTGAAATTGACACTAATCTCGATTTCATTTTAGTTGCTTCATCTGTCAAATCTGCATACGCGTCTAGTTCTTTTTCGGTCAAAGCATTCCGTTTCAAGCTTTCATCAGTTAAGTTTTTTTGTACAGAAAGTGCGGTGTGCAAATTATCCGAAATCTTTTTCGTCATATTGTTAGTCGCAGCATATGCTTGTAGTTCAGCAGATATACTTGCCATTTTTGTGGCAGCAGTATTAGCTTCCTCCTGATTTTTCTCAGCAATAGCTTCTATAAGTTGACCTCTTAAAGATTCTATTGCATATATTTTTTGATTAAGTTCAGATACAATTTGAATCTGCTCTACATTTTCACCAGCCAACGATGACATTTTTTTAACTGCCGATGTTAGTGTTTTATAATTTTTTATCATATCAGCACTCATTTGTCCTGATATAGATTGTTCACTTATAAAATCATCTAAAACTTTAGCAGAATCTTTAGCCGCAGTTAATTTTTTTGCTTCAATTTGTTCCTGCTCTTTAATCGCATCTAATTGTTCATTTTGATATTGCAGATGAAGTCTTTCTTTTTCAAGTTGAGATTCCAATTCTTTTGTACGTGTAGAATCTGCTAAAGCAAGTGCTTTATTAATCTCTGATATACGTTGTTTTTGCAACTCTATATCTTCGAGCAATTTTTTTTGCTCTTTTAAAAATTCATTTGAAGATTTACTATCTGCCATTTTTAAAATTAGCTATCGTACTTACGATTTTTTATAATTTCCATTGTTTTTGTAAGGCTAGCACTTAGATCTTCTAATGATTTTGCTAGCATGGGTTCTCTTTTTCTAGCAATATCAATAAATTGTTTATCAATTCCTTTTTGATATGCATCAAAAAATTTTTCTATAAAATTAGTAAGAATACCCTCGCTAATTTGTTTCTTTTCATCAGTTGGTTTCATATGTACGTATGTTTACTAATATAAATATCAATATTAAAAAAATAAGGGGTGTTATCCCCTTATTTATCGTTTTATTCTAACTTTTGAGTTATTTGATTTAGATTTTGATGTAATTTTATCAGCTTCTTCTTTTTCCTTTTTCTTCAACTCTATTAATTCATTTAAATAGAATCTTCTCCAATGAGTCGGCATTCGGTAAACATCTCCCCAAATAAATCCATTACCGAATTGACATAGACTCCAAATTTCCTTATGAAGTAGTATAGAGTAATTAGGTGGTAGGGTAAAAAAAGTTTATCCCAAATGGGATATCAAGTGCCTCCATCTCACCCGTAACATTTGATACAAAATTAAATTTCAAATCTAAATCAGGACTTAACTCCTTTACATATGCTCTGAATGCTTTTATATCTCTTGCTAAGAAGTTGTTTTGAACCCACTTGTTTACAAATCCTCTATCTTTATTACCATTAACTTCCAACACCATTTTACGCAATCGTGTTGTAACATCAGATGCATTAGTTCCTTTTGTTACTCTTTCTAATGCTTGTATTTCCTGTGTAATATCAACTTCATCTTTATGTGTAAGTAATTTAAATTTAATTACCGTTTTATCATTAGATGGTAATTTAAATTCATAGATATTTTCACGATTTAATTTTGAAAAATCAATATCTTTTGTTTTTACAGCAGATAAATCTATGGTAATCGCTTGTCTTTCTCCCGAAAACGGATCGGTAACTTCTACATCATAATTTGCACCATATCCTAATATTCTAGTTGCCAAAAATATAGCATTCTTATCACCTATAACTAAATCATCAATAGGTGCATCTACCACTACACTTTCCAAAAGTTTATCTAATACAACTCCTTTTTTAATCAAATTTTGTGAAGATAAAATATCTTCCTCTTTTGCAGTCATATATTTGATTGTAACAGTTCCCTTCGATAAGGGATGATTCAAAGGATATACCTTACCTTCCGATGGTAAACTAATTACTTCGGTAGGAAATTCGTATTCTTTTGATGGTGTTTGAATTGGTTGCGATACAACCGTTTGTACATTTGTTTCTGAACTCATAACAATTTATGTTTGTTTAACGTTTGATTATAAATATATATATTCAATAAAATGAAAATTTATCGAACTTTTGGTTTTCCGAAAATAGTTTCAGTTACAGTTTTTCCACTGACTTTTCTATTGTATTTACCTCTATCTCCTATCATTTTTAAATCACTTTTAGGAAATATTTTAGAAGCAACTGATTCATCGCTTATATAAGGTACTCCTAACTTATATAATACATGCTCTAATGCATCGGATGCTTCAACCCAATATCCATTTTGGTTTAATAATAGTTTTAATCTATTTAATACTGCATTTATAGCCTCTCTATCACCATCATGTCCAATTCCTTGTATCTTAAAGCCGCCCCACGTTTCACCACTTCTCGGACCTCTATAAAAGATAGTTGCATCAATATCAGGATTATCATCTATATCAATTGCTTGCCAATCTGATTCTGCTACATCCCTTGATGATTTTATAAATGAGCCAAGCGGTGCATTTTTATATGCAGTTTGTACTATATCAATTAAATTATCCGCATATTTTTGCTTATCAGGTTTAACCCATGTTTTCTTAGGTTTAATTTCATTCAATAATTCGGATAACTTAATTCTACTCATGAATATAAATATTACAAATTATAAGAAGGATGTAGTGTAGAATGACACTCTTTGCATAATACTTTACCAGATACATTATTAACAATGTGATAATCTATAATCATATTCATAATTTTCCTTTTATCATCAAATGTATATTCCTTATCTTTGCTTACAAATTTTTGAATAATCTCACTCATTGTTTCCACATCATGATGCACCTGTAACTCTTTGGTACTATGACATGTTTGACATTCAAAATTTTGGTTTTTTAAAATAGGAAATATCCATTCATTATATAATCTTTTATTTGCTCTGACTAAATTATTTATGGACGTTGCACCACCTTTCCAATTTGCAGATTCTATTCCCCATTTTGTCGGTATTTTTCCACTCAATCTAGCTTCACTGAGCCAGTTGCTCCTCCGCTCCATTTCATTAATATTCATACGGATAGAATTGCTAACCAATTTTCCGTATTGTTCAACCCTATCATCAGTTTCTTTTGTTAAACCAACATTCCAAACTTGACGTTCACCGGATTGATATTGCTTTCGACGTGTATCAGCAGAAGCATCTATTGCCTTTTGATTATGTCCCCAATTGTTTTTTACACGTGATATATGGCCTCTTATCCATTTATCATATCCCTTTTGCAAACTAATAAACTTAGTTGGGGTATTACATCCACATTGACATTTTGGAATTTCACCGTTTAAAAATAAATCGGAATAAAGTTCTTTTGAACTTTTTTGATGAAGTTTCATACTGTGAATTCGCAATGAATCCAACTTATCAAATTCTTTACTACATTCTTTACATTTATACATAACATGAAAAATCTCTACATATATAAATATAGAGATTTTTACTAAACGGTACGATTACGCAATGTTTTTTTAAAATATTTTTATGCGTAATCGTATAATAAGGTCAATATTCAAGAATCGCATAGTCATACGTAAGCGTTACTTCAATAGTTTGAGGCTCGTTTCCTGTACTCCAATCTACTTGTCCGAAGTTAGCTTGTGTAATGAATGCACCCTTCAACTTCCATTGTTCTACTTTATCACCAACAGGACCTAGTGAATAGAAATCTACATCTTTTTTGTAGAATTCAGCATACCCATCTCTACCTGTCAAAGATTCGTGTCCCAAACGTATCCACTCCATTACAGTTTGTGCACCAGAAGGTACGATAGGATCGTAAAGTGTTATTGTTAAATCTTGCCACTCACCTTTTCCTAAAAGATGTCTTTTAAGGTTTATGTGATCAAGAGTAATCTTTTCAAAGTTAATTTGTGGACGGTTAGCCGCTTTAATTAGATAAGATGGAATACCATCTATTTCCATTATAAATCTGTTCTTTAACTTTGGTTCAAAGTTAGTGTAGAACATTTGATTGAACTCTAAAACATCTGCCATGTGTGTATTCTGTTTAAATAATGTTTAAGTTTATAAAACTTATTTTAATTATAAATATATGATTTTTTAGTTTAACGATAGGTTTATAAAAAGAGAAAGGAAGATTTCTCCTCCTTTCTCCAAACGTTATATTATTTCAGTAAATTATACACTAAAAGTTGCACCAGTTGGTAGAACGTTGAAGTCAATGATAATGAATTCCGCGGTCTTAGTAGGTTGTAAGAATATAGAACCAGCTAAGATATTTCTATCAATTACATCTGGAGTATTATTAGTTTCATCCATAACAACTCTAAATGCATACAAACCTTGTCTTTGTTGTACTGATTCCAAATATGGAGTAACAGTATTTATAAATCTCTGACGAGTTTGTGGTGTATTTTGTTCAAACACTAAGAATCTAGAAGTAGATGCAACGAACTTCTTCAAGTTAATCAACAATCTTCTTACGTTAATTCTATCCAATGCAGATGCTTTTTGTTGTAATGTTTTCTGTCCAAATGCACTTATACCTTGACCAGGGAAAGCCGCAATAGGGTTAACATTATTTTCATACAAAGTATCTCTTTCGTTTTGAGTTAATCTAGTCAACACTTGAGTTGCACCAGTTATACCACCTCTATTCAAACCAGCAGGAGCAAACCATTCTGCGCCCAATCTATCAGATTGTGCATAAGTAGCTGCCATCAATACTGATGGTGGAACAGGAATGATTTTATTAGTAGCAGGGTCATTTGTTCTCATCCATGGGTAGTAAATACCTACATAGTTGTTATCAACTGCATTAGCTTGTGCTACTACAGCAGAAATATCTGAATTTTGTCCAGAAAAATCTGCTATGTAAAATACATCTTCTCTTTCTGAACAGATATCAATTGCTCTCGTAGTTACTGGCTCGTGGTATTCTCTAATAATACCAGGAGTAACCAACATATTAATATCAAATTCATCTTGATTACTTAATGTTGCTAATGCTTTAAAGTATTCAGCTGAACCAGATGTTAATGATGTAGCACAATTAAATCCTTGTGTGTTAGTAGATGTAATATCCGCGCCTTTCTTTATAGCGATAGTAGGATTTTGTCCATTATATCCACCCTGGAATGCTAATACGAAATTACGTTCTGCAACATCTGCGGAAGCATTTCCACTTAATGTCAACCCACAGGTAGAATCTAATCCAAATTCTGCATTTGAACCAGTAGATGCTCCGGTAGGAATTGGCTTAAGATAATTTATATTATTAGCATTATCAAAGTTAAATCCGCTTGAGAAAGTAGATGATCCCACTGATGCGGTTGTGTACGCAACTGCAATAACACTTACATCATTTGCAGCACCTAATTTAAATGGCAATGAATATGGGTCATTTGCAAACGGAACAGACGATACAGGAATAGTTCCTTCTTCTGCGGTTTCTACTCTTATAAGTTTGCTCTTATTTTCATATTCACCAGATTCAGTTATTTTACCATTTGAATCGATTGTAATTCTTCTGTTACCAATTCTCTTAGCAATATAGTTAGGAGAAGATGGATCCATTGTAAGACCACTGTATGTTTCAAATATTTCTTTTCTCTTATCCAAATCTGCATATCCTCTCAACGTCAAAGTAAATGTACCATATTCATTAGTATCACCTACTTTAATATTTGAAATTTGTAATTTGAATCGTGTGTTTTCACTATCACCATCACCTAAAGTATGCACTCTAAATAAGTTATATCGAGTTGCACCAAATAATTGTGATTTAATCCAAGGTGTAGATGCATATGTTGCAGAATATGAGAAATCTTGAGCACCACCTGCCAATGTATCTAATTGACTAAAGGTTGTCGTAATATGAGATGATGTTGCGTTAGCCAAAGAACTTCCGGCTAATGAAATATCAAAATACGCCGCTGCATAAGCCGCTTTTCCAAAGAAAGGTGATATGCCAAACACATCGTCTGCACTAGCCGTACTAGATGCAAACACACTTGCACTTGCTATTAAAGTACCCGCCGATGAGGTTACAGCAAATGAGCCTGTACCCAAATTAACTCCACCAAAAGGAGTTGAATTAGCTCCCAATGATGATGAAGGTGCAAGTATAGCAACTATTTGTGATACAGATGCACTTGTTGCAGTTACAACCAATCCACCACCTAATTGATAACCATTCAATCCTGCTACTCTAATAATGGTAGCAGAACCAGCTTCTCTTAGGTATTGTTGTACCGCAAATCCTGTATAATAATCTTTGGGTGTTCCAAATAATTGTTCATATTCAGCTTGTGATGTAACCAATGTAGGTAAAAATGCAGGGCCTCTTTCAGTTGGGCCTACAAATGCTGCACCTATTTGTGCGATACCTGTGGGTAAATAAGAAAGATCTGTCTCTCTTGTAAATACACCAGGTGATACAATTTTTTCTGCCATAGTAATTCTTTTTTAATTTTATATGTGAAAGTTACATATAAATATAGAAAATAATTCGTAAAAGATAGTATTTTATTTTTATGAATTATAATTAATTTGTCCGGTTGTCAAATCCAAAGTACCTTCTCCATACTTATCCTTCAAATTATTAAATATCCTATCTTCATTCTTACGCATGTCAGATAACAATTCATAATTTTTTTGATTTTCCAATTCTAAATCTCTTATTCGGGATTGAATAATACCAATGTTTTGAAAAATTGCAGCGAAAGAATCTCTCAATTCTACAATTTCTTTTAATTCTTCTTGAGTTACTTGTTTAGTTTCCATAGACTTTATTTATATATATATACTACATTATTTTTTGAAACACAAATAATTTTAGAGGTTTTATAAAATAAATTACTCTTCGATTAATTCCAATCCCTGTAAATAAAATGATCTCTCTGTATTAGCAGTTTGTCTACATTTTAATGTAAACGAAATTTCTCCGGATGTAGGTGATATACCGGTATATTGAATATATGAATTTGTTGGTGATGCTTCTTTTAATCTAAAATTATTTGTATCACAATACGCATATTTAGTTACTCCACCTAAAGTTACCTCAGCTTCCGCCCTTGCAGACCATGCAGTATTACTTGCACCCACATAAATTTTTACAGTGTATGTATTCACATCACTCAATCCACCAAATGTTAACGTTCCAGTTGTTCCAGCAGCGTCTACCAACATTCCATCTCTTGTAAAATATGGAACTGTACCAAATTGTCTACCCTGTAATCTTCCTGATCCAACATCATTTATAATACTTGCGGTAGCAGCCGTTTTTGCTACGGTTGTATAGCTAAATCCGGTACTTGCTCCTGTATCATCTATTAAATTACTAATTGTAGTACCAGTGGCGGAAGAGTTAACATTATTATAACTACCAGTACTATTATAAAAGGATGTACCAAAATCTATAAGTACCGAATTTCCTATTGTAGATTTTAAAGTAGCCAATCTATCTAATAGTGCGGTTTTTGCTGCACCTGCTGTCAAATCATCTACTTCTTTTTTTGCGATTCTATAATGACCTGAATCAAGAGTACTTTCCGCATATGTAGTCCATAAATCAGCCTGTTCTTCTAAATCAAGTGAAAACAATAATAAATAATCATCCAAATAATCAAAATCCGCAGTACCAGTTGCATCAGTTCTATTTTTTCTATTATAACATTTAGTATCCCATAATGCAGAACTATGTCCAATATTCCAGTAGTTAATACCTATAAATGGAAACACCGTGTCAGGCCCGTTAGTACTCGCCATACATGATGCGACTGAATTTAAACCAAATGGATCGGTAGTTCCTTTTGCAGCTAACTTTCCACGTCTGCTAATTAATGCTGGAATTCCTGCTTGAATACCTGATACTGCACCGGGAGCAATGTCCGCAAAGGCGGCGTATGGATATGTTAATGTTGCATAATTATTAGATAATGCAACTCCAAATATACCACCCAATGATAAGCCAGTTGAATAAAGTCTATTAAGATCTATTCTATATCCACTACCAGTTAAATAATTTATTGGTGCATCCCAATGAGTTGAAATTAAATACCCACCTTCCGCCGCACTTATTTGTGGCGCGCAAATAATAATATTTGGTTCATCACCTAAATTTAAATATCTAAATACACCTTGACCTAACAAATTTGATTGTGTATAATATACTCTTATCGGATGTCCACTTGTTGGAGCAGGTGTGAATGTAATTGAAAATGCAGCGGATGATCCTGTATCAAATGTATATGTTCCAGTTACACCACTACCTGTAATTATACCCCTTCTACCAGTTGCCACTTGAACTGAGTTAACTTCAACTCTTACGGATGAGTGAATAATTCTTTGCGTACTATTCAAACTTCCACTAAATACTGTTTGTGAACCATTACCAGTTCCAGCAAGATAATTATTATCAACAGGAATACCACGTTCACCATTTCCATGATAGAAAAATAATACAGGATAATTATTAGAATTATTACTATATCCAGGTGGTGTGTAAATAAGCATCTTATCTGTGCCGGAATATACGTGATTTGAAGTAATTACTGAAAGTGATGGATCGGTAATAAACGCACCATCTGTTGTTACTGAGGTAGAACCACCAGCATTTGTTGCTGTTACTGTACATGTTAATGTAGTATCTTCATCCGTTACAGTAGCGAGATATGCAGAAGATGTTGCAGAAGTAATAGTAGAACCTTCCCGATTCCATTGATATCCATATGAAATCACACCTTGTCCGCTCCATGTTCCTTGTGAGCATGATAATATTTGACCTGATTGATATATCCCAGTTATTAATGGAGCAGTTACATTATTAGGAGAAGCGGGAAGAACATTTGATGTTGCAGATGTTGTAACAGTTGTCGCTCCTTCACTGTTAATCGCCGTTACATCACATGTCAATGATAAATCATAATCATCGGTTGTAGGTGTATATGAATTCGTGTTAGCAGTATTAATATTGTTTGTCGAACGCTTCCATTGATATGCATAAGAAGTAGGAGAATTATCCCAACTTCCAGTTGTTACAGTAATAGTTTCACCAACCTTTGGAGTTGTATCACTTATTAATGGAAGTGAAAGGTTAGTAGGTGCTAATCCGCCTTCTAAAGATTGTATATTTTTTCCAGATACAGATGCGATTATTATACCATGTCTCATAATATATGTTTTATATTATAGTGATTTTCCCACCACTTCCACCTGTTGTAGAAACTAATGCAATATCAAATCCTGTACCAGGTGTCGCTTGTTTAGATACACCTTTTAATGAGTCATTTTCCCATGCAACTACTATTACATCAAATAAATCATCAAACCATTCAAATGAATATGCACCATCACCTGTTCTAGTCGTTGTTTTGTATCGTTCAAAAGTTGTTGCATTTAACAATGCGATGTTTACAGTACCACCTGCACTACCAACAATTGTTCCGGATACTGTATATGTTATTGCATGTATAGTAATCCATCTAAATAAAGAACTTTGCATATTTGGTCCAGGTAATCGGTAATCTCTGCTACTCAATGGTTCTAAATATACTTCATCCGTAGGAGTGTATCCTGGATATGGAAGCCAATTTTGTCTACCGGTGAAAATATTAGTCTGCCAACCATATTCACCATCTAATCCACCAACATTTACATCTAATACAAGCCATCCATCTTGTTTACCTTCTGATCCAGATATATCTGCCAATATACTTATAAGTCCAGTAGCAGATGCGTTGTATTCCAAAACAGTACAACTTCCGTTTAATAAATAATTAGTTTGAGGAATAATAGGAGTTCTCGAACTTCCACTACTTACCGTTCTCAAGTTTGACCCACCTATACCTAACGTATATAAATCTGCCAATTGCCATTCAGTTGATGTATTATGAGTGCCTATACCAGTAGTCGCTTTATTAGATATATAATTAATTATGTAATATCCAGATACACCACTTATAGTATTTGAACCACCTGCCCAAGTTTTACATCTTAAAATATTTTTACCTCTTGCAAGTGTAATAGGAGTACCACCATGATCAACATCAATTCTATGTTGAAACATTTGATTACCAGAATTAACTAATGCAGTTGTATTATATGTGGCCTGTGTGTTAGATTGCGCACCTCCTGCTACACCATGACCGGTAACTAATATGGTCTGCGCACCTGTTCCAGTTGACATATAATGAATTCGTACAGCAGATTGCACCATCGTAATAGTAGATGGTTCTTGTATATTAAGGTATGTTTCAAACACATCTCTAGTTGCAGCAGTTGTTGCTTGAAGGTTATGCACCTCTGTCGCAATAGGTAGGATAATACTATTAATACTAGAAGTTGTAGCACTAGCATTAAATTCATAAGTTGCAACCAGTGTTACGCAAAATCTTTCGAAACGGTTTGCCAATGAACTCCATGCTTGAAAATCATGAGTAGCATTAGTTGTAAAATCTTCTTTATTCCATATATCAAAATATCTAGTTGAACCGTTTAAGGATTCTTCCATTGTCCATCTTGGGGAACTAGTTCCACCATCAATAGCATATGTTGCGTTAAAGTCAGTAACGGCTGCCGCACCATCGGTCGCTTCTATTCTAAAATAAAGTTGTTTATATGTTTTACTATTTTCCGGTAAAAACGTATCCAATGCAGGTATTTGTTCAGCACCTGTACTTCCTCTTATATTGGTATTAGCAGTAGTACTCAACGAGCCTGTCAATCCCTCTAATGGAATTAACACTGTTTTAAGCTGAGTAGCAGATGCATCATCATATTCATAGGTAACGCCCAATTCTGCACTAATTCCTGATGCTGTACCAGCTGTATCTGTTTCCAATCGAATAAAACATCCTACATCATGCAAAGAACCAGTATAATATGTTTGAAAATAATCCGTAACATCTCTATCAATGTATGCGGAAAACGGATCACCGGTGTTGGTAATACCTGTTCCCGTTAAGTCTGATCCAGTGTCAGCAGTTTGAGTATCAATCTGTATTCCAATTCTTGCACCATCAAATCTTTTTGCGGTAGTAGAGTTTTCTCTAAATCTAAATTTTAAAGTTGCACTTCTTATAGTTTTACTACTCTCTGGCAATCCAATTGACATTGATGGAAAATCCCATTGAGATGAGGCATCCAATGTAGTATCAGTAGCAAGTGATCCTGTATATGTTTCGAATGCTCTATATATAGTTTTTATAGCCTGTGCCATTATATTTTATTTCCTTTTAATACAACAATAATTTTTTTAGTTCCTGAACTTACAGATTCTATTTCACCTTGTACGTAATTTCCAGCAGACATCGTTACCCAAGTACTAAGTGAATTATTACTACTGGTATATGCAGATGTTAACGTTGGTTTTTCTGAT